CAGACATGTCGGGCTTCTTGGGCGCCATGCACCACGTCGTCAGGGAGAGAGGCGAGAGCTTCAGTCCTGCCGAGATATTGAGCATGCACGACCAGAGCTTGGGTGCTAGCCATCTAGATAAAAAAGGCAAAAAACCAAGAAATAGGGCCAATGGTAGCGACACCGCTCATTCACTCACGCCAAGAGCCACCACTTTCTGGTCAAGGAGCAGGAACCCAAGAGCTGAAATAACCAGAGACAGTGTTGGGTTTCAACAATCTGAAGGTAGAAAAAGAGCCATACATGAAGCACAATATCACGAGTTTGGAACCAAGACAGGTAGCACTAAATCCGAGGCTCTGGATAGCAAGAAGGCACATAACTCCTCTGAGATAATGCGTGAGTATCTAATGTCTGGCGCCCAATACAAGTTCGGGTCAATTGACCCTAACACTGGTAGGAGGAGACTCGGCTCGCCTGTGATGAGAATACCAGTCAATGAGATGCTTGGAGGCAAACACGGTTTTCCTTTTGAGAACGATGAAGAGGGCGGATACTCAGCGTTTGAGAAGGCTCTTTTTGCTTTAAGTGGCTCTTTGGGCATGGATGACACAAAGAGAATAGCGGAGCTTCAAAGCGAGCTGGAGGAGATTGAGCTATCAGGCGAGGATGCCTCTCAAGAGTTGATAGATGAACTGAAGGGACGCATACATATGCAACAGGCTAATTTACGAGCTAAAATTTCGGGTTTTGACAAAACTGAATTACAACAGAAGGAAAGAAGAGCCGAAGCTGAAGAAAGAGCTAGAATGGAAGTTGCCAAGAACATAGTCATACCTGCTATGCTAGAGATAGAACCTAACTTAATTGACCCTAATAATCCTGAGCAAACCGTAGCTAACCTATCCCAAGCCATGCATGATTCTGAGTTGATTATGAAGCACATGCCTCACGGCTTCCATGGTCAAAGTATCAGGGACATCATGATTGGGGATGCTGTTGATGAGCAGACGATAGATGCCATGGTCGGTGGCGACATGTTCCGTCGAAAAGCCAATGTGCTTGAGAAAGAGGGCTTTCCGCTTAGTTTCCCAGAGAGCGGAAAAGTCGAAGATATGCATGTCACAGCGAGTTTGATAGGCATAGGATTAGATGACCCCATGTACTTCACTGACCCCGGATACAGGGAGTACATGAGGGAACTCCTAGAGAGTCTGGAGGGCAAGCCCGCTCATTATGCAATGACTACCGCTCGACTCGCAGCACACGCTAACGAGGACTTCCATCTCTTTGACGATGATGAAATGAAAGAGGACCCAATGAGAGCCCATCAATTGATGGACGATGAGTTAAAACGCTATAGGAGTCAAACACGTAATCTTAAACTTCCTGACAAACACCGAGGCGATTTTAATAACAATAATGAGCATTACAATTCGATAAATAACAATTACATGAAACTCAGTATGGCACACAAAGGCACCAGTGCTATACAACACGGTCTTTCTTTGAGTGACTTACCTAAAGGCATACATGGTGACGAGGATAAAGGTAAAGGTGCAGAAAGACTTCGTTATGAGTGGGCCATGGCCAGAGCCAAGAGAAAGGCCAACAGTCTAGTTCTTTTCAATCCAGAGGCAAGGGTGGCGGCACCAACGCCTCCCCCTGCTATGCCTGAAGGACAGATGACACTAGACCAGTTTGGCGATACTGGTAGTAATTTGAAGCGCCCGATAAAAATAGGAGATGCCAAGATAGGCCCAGTCACTAACCCAAATTCGGATGCCATAATCGGGTCCCGTTACACAAGTGCAGGTATTCAACAACATATGGGTACAGAACTACCTGCAGCCTCCGTTTCGCTTAATTTAGGCTACGATGGAAATATGGAGTATGGAACAAATACCAGCGCTGGCCCAGCGGTAATGCCAAGCGAGCCAGTAATGAAAGAATTGATGGGAGAGGATGTTTACAATCAGATGGATGGCTATTTCCAAGTTAATGGTGTCAATGAGACTATGTTACCAAGCACCACTTCCAACATGGAGAGGGTATCACCAGACAATCCAAAAGCAGAAATGCAGACTCCTTATGAAATAGGCAAGTCCTTACCAAAGGAAATGCCACTAATAGAGCCCTATCACAAGATATTCGACATGGAGGACCTGCAAGAGCTACGGGGTTTCACCGGGGAGTGGGTTGTTTCTGTAATGGAAGAGGGCACTAGAGTGAAAGTAACTAGGAAGTCGAATAGGATAGAGGTCAAGGATGACGACAATGAGGATGTTGGCACAAGCGATGGTATGAGAAGCTCCCTTAGAAAAATAGGGAAGAACAACTATGTCATGGACGCTGTGCTTAACAGCTCTGGTTTGCACATATTCGATATCATGCACTACGATGATACTGATGTTACTGATATGCCTACTAGGGAGAGGATAAAGCTACTACGTGGGCAGTTTGATAGCAATGAGAACGTTTTCGTGCCCGGACCCTTCAATCTGAAAGTCACCGATGATGATGGTTTGAGCGATGCGATAAAATTCCTACAGAGGGAGAATAAGGACTCAAAGCTACTACTCAGGGATGCTAAGTCCACTTACATGAAGGGAGAAGAGAAGCATCCAAAATGGATATTGATGACAAAATCCGATGATGACTATCATGTGCCATTTGGTATGGAGATAGATGGGGAGGTCTTCATACTGCACTTTGACCATGACATACTCAAGTACGACATAGTGGAGGATAATTTGGAAAACCCACGTTCGGCTTTGGGTGGCCTCAAAGACCGGGACTACACGATGATACTAGCAAAGAGTCTGGAAAAATACTGGGAACCCGCTTTCCAACAGATGCTCAAAGCGGAAAAAAGAAAAATAAAAGAAATCGTTGAAGAAGATGAAGACGATAAAGAAGAGGATGAGGGTATAAGCGAGGAGGATGCCAAGAGAATAGGCAGACAGAGCGGAGGTGTCTTAAAACCAAATGAGGACCAGAATATTCTGCTAAAACCTAGCACTATACAGACTTTGGAAAAAATAGAAAAAATCCTAGATACTTTAGAAAAAGGGCATTTTCCAATGACAGCGGGTAAGGGTCTAGGTGTTGATGTAGGTAGCGACATAGACAGTCCTAGAGGCCCCACTAAACTAACCAATGAGGCAACTCTACCGGATTATGACATGAAGGAAAGACCAGAACAGGACCCTGAAAAGCCGGAGGACTATCCAAAAAGAAAGAAAATAGCCTCTCGGTCTAACGATTCTTGACTTTGTGAAATATATTTTTACATGCGCTTGATTGATATAGCATTGCTTTGCATTTCTTCATTAGTGTGCTGTCACAAGAGCGTCTCTATGGTGTTGATGAGTCCATTGGACTCCTTAAGGCTGGCAATGACCTCGTTGTTGCAGGATACGCTAGTGTGGAGCTAGTAGACAAACAAGGCGATTTAATTACAAAGGAGGCATTGAAGGACGGATTTCGGAAGTTTATGAGCGACCCGAAATATAGAAACGTCCAACTAGCGCACTCAAATATACAGGTAGGAGAAGTAGTACCATCATATACAGATACAGAAGGGAGGTTATGGAAAAGCGAAGTTGACGATGTCGGCATGTTTGTAGTAATACAGCTCAGAGACGACATCGAAAAAGCACGAGAAGTTGCCGCCGAAATCAGGAAAGGCAAACTAAGGGGATTCAGCATCGGAGGACAAGCATTCAAGCGAGTCAGAAAGAGCGACCCAAGACACGGCGACTATCAAGAAATCAGCAAGCTTGAGCTTCATGAAATCACAATTTGTGAAAAAGGGATAAATCCAGAAGCGACATTTAGAATTCTAAAGCAGGAGACTGACTCAGAAAACATAGAAAAAAATAAGGTGAAAAAAATGACAGATGAAAATGACATGCAGACACAGTTGGGTGACGTTCTTACTCGACTAGAAAGTAGGCTCGACAGTATGGAGAAAGGAATGCCTCCACAACTGAAAGAAGCCATGAAAGACAAGAAGGATGACAAGGACGACAAAGACAAGGCCATGGCAGACAAGAAGAAAGATGAGGACAAAGATGAGAAAATGTACGCAGATGAAGCTAAGAAATCTGATGACTACTCTGATGTTATCTCATCTGAGTACCTTGACTGGATGGAGAACACTCTAAAGAGTGCCGGAGTCGATGTCGCAGGGGCTAGGGGTCACTTTGACGACCTAGCAAAAGCTAACCTTGGCTCTACTCCTGAAGAGTTTGACCTAGATTACGGTCAGACCCCTAACAGAGAGTCGGAAAACGGCAAGCCTTCAACGAACGCCATAGCAAGACTAGGTGGAAAAGGAGAGAAGAAAGAGGTCAAGAAATCTGACTTCCTAACTCCAGACCTAGTATCAGAGGCAGATGTAGAGGCCGCATACGAAGTTTACAAGGCTGCTGCAATGGAGCAGGAGTTCAGGGGTTCACTAGAATCCCGATTTGCAAACAGATTTGCTACTGAGAGAGCAGAAGAAGTCGCAAAGGCAGAAGCCGCAGCATATGATGCACGCGGTCCTCTTGACGAAGTAATGAAGGCTCTTGGTGCTCTTAATGAGAGAATCGACAACATAGGAACAGTTGAAGCTGGCACTCCAATCGCTAAGAGCGAGGCAGAGCCAGCAGTAGAAATACCCTCCACAGTAGACATGCACAGAATGTCATGGGATGAGGTTCACGCCCTAGCAGATAAGGCATTTAGAGGAGAGTGAGATATATGGCAAGAAATTACGTACGAACAATAACAGACATGGAGCGCTATTACTATGGCGCCGGAAACGCAATGGGTTACTCCTACTCCGGTAGTGAGCTACTCAAGGCTGACAGCCCTATGCTGTCCACGACTGCTGGTACATACCAAGCAATCTACGGGCGCAAGGTCTGGTCGCAACTCAACCAAGAGTTCAACGCATTCAGCATCCTACCCAAGAAGCCTTGGGACAGGTCAGGATGGAGAGTTATCACAGGCAAGCCAAACGGCGGTGCCCTACACGGCGGAGTTGCAGAAAACGCAACACTGCCAGACACTGTGAAGCCTACCTTCCAGCACGTAGCTGCAAAACCAAAGACAGTCGCACACACATTCGACATGTCCGAGACAGCTATCTTCCTAGCAGACAGAGACGATGGATTGGGAGATATCCGCTCAGTCTTAAAGGAAGAAATGGGCAAGCACCACGCTGAGATGGTCAATAAGATGCTACTAACAGACGTTACAACTGCAGCAGCTAACAACTTTGAGTCGCTGGACAGAGTTACCACTGGAAACACATCAATGACATCTGGCACTCACTACGACGCTGGAGATGAAGACATCTACTCCATCGACAGAAGCGCCAACACATGGGCCTTCGCAGAAGATGAGGCTAACAGCTCCAGCACAAACAGGACACTGTCCCTAGACCACTTGGACACTTTGTTCCAACAAATCTGGGAGCGCGGTGGAAACCCCAAGGTCATCCTAACAGGATACGACACTCTGATGAGACTACAGCAACTGCTACAGTCCCAGCAGAGGTTCATGGAAGAGAAGAGAGTTACCCCAACCTACAACGGTGTGAAGGGTGTCCCCGGTGTAGAGGCAGGGTTCATCGTGGCAACCTACAACGGAGTACCAATCATTCCAACCAAGGACATGCCAAAGGACAGCTTGAGCAGGATGTACTTCCTAGACACAGACTATGTGCACTTTAGCACAGCTATTCCTACGCAATACTTTGAGAGCGGAATTGAGACTGGTGACCCATTCGCCATCAACAGGCTAGGACAGGAAGGACTGTACCGAACCATGGGCGAGATATGGACCACTTTCTTTGGAGCACACGGGAGCATTCGTGACCTAAAGTGAGGTTGCAGAGGAGATAATAAAGAGGTGAAAAAGATATGGCAGCAACAACACACAGAGGAATAACATACACAGGCACTGGCACTTACACCCAAACCGTTAATCTGGACTTGGGACTTTGGGCTGGTAGCGACATAGACGAGACACTATGGCTCGACGGACAGGCAACTGCTGGTTACCCCGGTAACCTAGATGGTTTCCAAGCAACCAACACACAGGTAGTGGACAGGAGGAGCCCAAGGCTCATCTCCTTGACACTTAGCTCTGCTCTAGCAGAGGGTAACACACTTACCCTAAGCGGAGAGT